CGCTCTCAAAGGCAAATCCTTTGCATCCAACTCTAACCACGCATCCTCGGTCAAAAAACTTGATTTCAATATCCCAGTTTTTCAGTTGTCTAATTTGGTTCTGTGTCATTGTTTAGGGGTTTAGTACTTCAAAACTACTACCAAAAAGGAAAAGCACGATTTTGTAACTAACGATTACGGAAATAAGCGTGCAGGTAGTCGCGCCGATAAAGACGAGTATCAACATAAGAAACCAATGTAATCCTCTTGAAATATCTCGTAGGTTTTCGAGGATTACGTCTTTGATATGCTTTAGGTCCATGGTTTAGAGGTTTAGTACCGCAAAGTTACACCACAACATACTTCCCTGCATTACTGACCCGTAACTTATTGAGTGCCACGTACCGCATCGCATCGCAGGCGTGATTGAAGGAATCAATCGGAACCCCCGTGTTCTTCCCCTCTTTGTCGGTCGCCCAAGTGTAGGAGCGCAGTTCCTTAATCAGATTTGTGCTATCCTTGGTAACCTGCAACTTGAACCGCTTGAGGATGTCAATCCCGTTCCTGACCGAGTCGGGACCTTTCTCCGCTGGCTTGATATTGAAGCCAAGTCGGTAGATTTCCTCGATGCTCTTCGGTTCTGCAGAGTCAGCCACGATTTCCCAAGCCCGGGTAATGCCCAGCGTCCGCAACTTGTCTGCGATGTCTTGGTTCGTGAGGCCCGTGGAGTAGAGCAGTTCCTGAATCAGCAGGCAGTCCCCTTGGCGGTAGATGGCGACCAAGGCCGTAGGGTCGTTGCTAAAGCCCCAGTCAAGCCCTAGGGCGACGAATTTCGCACGGCTGACATCGATACCCTCCACCACCTCGAAGTCCTCGTATATCGCTCCCTGTAGCGTCCCGACTTGACCAAGGCCATAGACCTTCCACCAGTTCGCCCAATACGCAGACGTTTCGGCTTTGGTGCGGTTCAGTTCGATGTCCCTCTTGATGGTATCAGGCAGGGCCTCGTTGTCTTGGTAGGTGAGAATCAGTAGTTCGGAGTCGTCCTCACGCAAGACCTCCGTATGCGCCCAGAACTCATGCGTCGGGTTGAAGTCAATGTAGATGGCCTCGCTGGTACGGATGGCGAGTTGGTAGTAGGATTCAAAGTCGATGTTGTTCGCCTCGTTGATGAATAGCACCTGCCTCCTTGCACCTCGGAGCCTTGCCTCTTGGTCAGCGGAGAAAAACTCAATGGTGCTACGGTTGGCGAAGTTGTAGGTCAGCAGGGTCTTGTTCCACCTTGACGGAACAAACATTTCCTTGGCAATCATTATCTTGATGAAGTCCCGAATCGCACCCCTCCGAAGGTGAGGCACAGTTTCCCCAACGATGCTGATTTCGGTCTTCTTCGTGCAAGCCTGTTTGATTAAAACGCAAAGGATGCTGAAGGTCTTGGAGGCCGAGGTCCCTCCTTGGATGACCCGTTTACGATGGGTCAGCGATTCAATCTTCCGCTTGGCGGTGGTGTTTATGACCTTCATCAATCATCTTCAGTCCATTGTTCAATAAAGACCTGATTCTCCTGCTTATCCACCAAAGAGTTCAGCCGTTGGGTGATGCTTGCGTTGTACTGACCGACCATGCCCCCCTCGATTTGGTCTTGGCGGATGACCCGTTTTATGCGTGAACAGATGGTAGAATATTCGGAGTAGTTGCCCTTGGTGTTGGCAAAATAATCACCCAAATCTTGTCTTATCCCTGCATCGGCACACCAGTTCTCAAAGCCTTCCAAGGTCAGCGGACGCTCCAAAGGCTCATGCTGGGGGATAGCATCCTTGCCGGGGAATACCGTCTTGGTCCTTGGGTTTGCCTTGACCTGCGAGCGGTATGCCTCAAAGTACTCCCACATCTTTTCGGGGGTTTCGATGTACTTGCCGTTGCCCTTGCTGGTTCCCATCAGTATTCGATTTTGTCGATTAGGTCGCTTATCTTGTTTACGATTTTCATTTTCACTTCGTACTGGTTCGGGGCATTGGACTCATCCACCGCTCCGATGCAGTCGCACAGGGTCGTGATGACCATCATCAGCGAGTCCATCCGAGCCTGCACTTGGGCTTCGTCATCCTTCGCCTTCGAGTTCGCCAAGTTCCCGGAGTTTATTCCTGCTCCACGATAAAGCAGACTTGCCACCCCACAGGAGGTAGGAGATGTAACCGCAGTCCGAGGTGTCGTCTGCGTTGTCGTAGTAGGTTTCAGCCCTTGACAGGTAGGAATGCATCCGCTTGATGGTTTCGACCGAGATGGGTTCGCCCTTGGACAAAGTGGCTGCCCGGACCTTGCCCGTCTGCGTTGCACACTTGTTCCCGTTCCTCTCGTTGAGTTCTATCCCTCGCTTGGCGTTGTTGCGGATGCCTTCCCCATAATCAGCATAGGACTCGAACTGCTGACGCTTGTGTTCGGTGTAGAGTGAGCCACAAACCGCCAGCCGTTGAGCCGTATCGGGGAACTCTGCATTGGCCTCGTTGTTGCTCATGCAGCGACCGATGAAGCCTTCTCTTGACTCGTTATCCTTCGGGATTGGTAGGGGCATTCAGGGGGAGGGTTATGGTGTTTTGGTTGACTTCTGCAAACAAGTCCGCTTGTAGGTAAATGTATTGAAGGGCCGATTTTACGCAGTCAGCGCACCACCAGTTCGTGGGCGGTCGTCCGTGAGCGGTCAGGATGGCCTGCAGTTCTCCAACGGCATCGGGGGGCAGTCGCATCGTCAGCGATGCCACATATTGGTCCCAATACTTCCTGTGCTTTTGGGCAATTAGGAACTGGTCGTTGGTCATTTGAAGGTCCATTCTCGGAGTAGTATTGCGGTGGCGGAGGATGCGAGGCCAAGGATTGGGGCCAAGTACCATTGACAGGTCGGCAGGGTCAAGGCAACACCCAGCCAAAAGCCAAAGCAGGTCATGCAGGAAAACGGCTTCCGCTTGGCGAATGGCAGAGCGTAGAACCAACCGGGCAAGACCCGGAACTCCACGACCGCAAGGGTAGCGAGTGCGCTAATCAGGATTGGAAAAACCAGTATATCCATTGGCTTCGATTGCGGTTTTGATTTTGGCCTTGGCCTGTTCGATTGAGTAAATGATGCTCCGATACGGGATGCCCGTTTCCCGGCTCATAGCCTTCATGTTGCCTGTCTGCATGAGCAGGTTCAGCAGTTCCTTGTCGTACGGGAACGCTCCGTCCTTGGCCCAAGAGTCCATCTCGCTCTGGGCGATGGCCCAAAGGTCGTCAAGCAGGGAATCGTAGTCCTTGCCCTCTTCTTGGGTTTCGGGGTCCACTTCGGTCCGCTCGTCGTGATGTCGGTACTTCTTAGCGAATTGGTTGTTGTTGCCCCGGTACAGGTTCATGATGAGCCGAACGATGTAGAAACGCAGGTAGCCTTGGACCTGCATCTTGGTAATCTTGTCGGGGTCTTTTTCGAGCAGAATCAGGACGACCTCTTGTTCGAGGTCCTTCCAAAGCGGATTGCCCCCCGTAATGGTGAGGCAAGCCTTGCGGATTTCACCGCTGCGATAAAGGTCAAGGACGATGCTCTCTGCGTTCACTCACGCAAAGATTGCATAGATTACTGCGGATGTTGCAGAAATTCTTTGGTCCTGTTGAAAACTTCCTTACGAAGGTGCTTGATTGACGGCAGTTGCCACATTTGGTTGTTGAGTACCTCTATGTTGTGCATGACCGTGGCGTGGTCCCTCTTGATGATTCGCCCTATGCGAGAGTAACTGTACATATACTCGGAGTAAGCGATGTCGGCAAAGATTGAGCGAGCCAGCACAAATTCACGGGTCTTGATGTTGCTGATGATTTGGTCGGGGTTGACTCCGACGACCTCTGCCGTGTAGCCGAGGATGGTGCGAGTGATTAGGTCCATGTTAAAAAGGATTAGGGGGTAGGGGCATCCAGTGGCTGACTTCGGTCAGGAACCAAGTTTGGTGTTCGTAGTACCAACGGCCGTCCCCCAGCCATGCGTAGGCTTGATTCATGTCGGTCGTGAATATCAAGACTGGCTCGTAAGGTGTCGGCATCCGGTCCAAGCATTTAATCCATTCCATCGTCAGGCGTTTTTGGCTTGGAGGATACGACCGAGCAGAGTCCAGTTTACGGACCAAGCCTTGATGGTTTCGGATTTGTCGGGGCGGTTGCAGTTGACACATTCCTTGCGGATATGCAGTTGCCAGCGTCGGAAATCGGTAGGTGTGGTTTTCATGGGGTTGGGGTTTATATGGGACAATTTGCGAGGTTTTGGGTATTTTATGGGACTGTTCGGAATTTCCGAAGGGTTGGTCAGTTTATAGGCTGACGATGGGGGAGGTTTTGTCAGGGTGTAGGCTGACGATTTGTAGGTTCATCGTCAGGTTTGAACTGACTAAAGCGGTATGATTCATCATTCATTATATGCGATAAGGGTGCTTATTGACCGATTTATCATTCATTATACCCGATTGCGTATAGTGCAAATCTACACACCTATTCCACACTTGCAACCACTCGCTGAAAATCCTCAATGCTCCTGATTACCTCGTAGCGATATCCTGCCTCTTGGACGACTCCCTGCCACCACTTCTGCGAAAGGGACTGCTTGCCTTTCTCGGCTTTAAACTCCAGCATCACCGCACCGGTTGGCGAGAGCCATATCATGTCGCTGACCCCTGCGACCACGCCCATGGCCTTCATCACGCTTCCGGCATAGGCATTCGGTGCGTTGTTGTTCACGGTGAACAATTGACCACGCTGGTCGGGAAAGTTGTTCCAGTGCCATTGGAAGCACTCGGCTTGAAGTTTGAACTCGGACATCATGACTGAAATACTTTAAATCGTTTTGCATTGTGGTAAAGCCAACCCCTCCGCCATCCCATGTAACTGACAAACTCTTCGGCCTCGGCCCTGCTCTTGCAGTTGTGCAACACCCAAAACGGACTGATGACCTTGGCCTTCGCCAGTTGAGCCTTTTGGTACATCGTGCTTTGCTTTGCCATCTCCATGCCTTGGGCCTTGGTTAGCATCTGCAAACTTACGACTTCACTCGGAGCCTTTGGCTTTCGCTCGTATTCGTAACCGCAATGCTTGCACTCCATCGCAGCCACCGGAATAATGGCCTCGCACTTCTTGCAGTTCTTCACCCCACCAACGCCAGCGGATTCCCGTTTGCGTTTCTTCTTCAGGGACCATTCCCGGTTGGTTTCCCAAAAGCCATGGGTCTGCACGTTGTTCCCAAAGTCCAAGACCGTGAACCGTGTCTTGGTTGGCGTTACCCTGGAGCCTCGGCCAACCATCTGCATAAACAACGGAAGGCTCGCAGTCGCCCGGTAGAGGATGACGACTTCAATTGTCGGTTCATCAAAGCCCGTGGTCATCAAGTCGCAGTTGCAAAGGATGCCATCGCTGGACTGCTTGAACCAAGCAAGGGTTTCGGCCCGTAAGGTCTTGGACATCTCTCCGTCAACGTGCCGGGCATTGAACCCTGCACCCTGCAAAGCATCGCAGACCTCCTTGCTCGATGCGATGTTGCTGGCAAAGACAATGGCCTTCTTGCCCGGGCAGACCTTGGCATAGTTCTGCACCACCCCGGCAAAGACCTTCCGCTCGCTGAATCGTTGGGCCATCTGCTCGGTGTCGTAGTCGTCGCCCTTCATTCGGATTCCGGAAAGGTCCTGCGTCATTCCGTAGGTCGTTGGCTCGGCCAGGTATCCTTGGCCGATTAGTTCCTGCACTTGCACCGGGGCATGAAGGGCTTTGTAGAATTTGGAGAGGCATTCCTGCTTTCCCCTCCGCAATGGTGTTGCCGTTGCACCGATGACCACGGCCTTGGGGTTAATGTACGGCAGCAGGGGGTTGAATGTCTGCTTGTGGGCTTCGTCAATGATTACGAGGTCCATCCGGGCCAATAGGTCCGTGTATTCGGTTGCGTCCTTCCTTCGGCTGAATGTTTGGGCCATCGCAATGAAGCAGTTTCCTGAAACATCCAGACGAGTCTTGCTTGCTTCAATGAGCGTTGGCTTAATTCCGAACTGGTCCAAGGCCCCGTTGGATTGCCGGAGCAGTTCCACCCGGTCCGTGAAAATGATAGCCTGCTTGCCTTTCTCTAAGGCCCGTGCCACCATGTAGGTAAACATGACCGTCTTACCGCTGCCGGTTGGGGAGCAGAGTATCAAGCGTCTTTTGCCCTCGGCAATGCTTGTCCGCATTTGGTCAATAGCGGTTTGTTGGTAGGGTCTAAGTGTGGTCACTTGTAGTTACTTTGAATTTGGGTGAAGTGACTACCAAAATCTGCGTTTTTGATAGCGTGAAGGGGGTTGTAGTCACTGTAGTCACTTTAGTTACTACTTTCTTTAGAGTATATATAATACACACACACACGCACACACACACGCACATATATATCCCTAACGAAAAAACGCATTTAAAGTGACTAAGTGACTACACTAAAAGGGATGTCGCTTATTATCAACTTGTTGAGCGTAGTCACTTTTATCCGCATTTCTGACCAAAAAGTAGCACGGAAGGAAATTCCGCTCTCTTCGTGTCATTTTCTTACAGCCAAGGGACTTGAGGACCGCTCCGAGTTTATGCGAACTGATGTGCTGCTTGGTGCAAGTTTCAATGAGGTCCTTGATTTCGGTATTGCTCATCCACTTGCCGTATGGGTCGCTATAATCCATCGGGATGGTGAACAGGTTCAAGAACATTTCTTTTTCAATGGCCGGCTGCACGTTGTGCATGGTTTGATTGTTCAGCATCTTGATTTCGGCCTTGGATAGTTGCCAGGCATCGGCCCCGTTTAATTTATAGGAATGGAGGCATTCAATAAACAGGTCGGTCTTGTCGATGGCTGCATAGGCATCCCAATCAATCTCGCTGATTACGATGGGCAGAATCCTACGGTTACCCGTTGGGTCGTTGATGACTTCCTCGTCGTTGCTTGTACCGCAAAGGACCGCATATCGGTTCAGTTCCTCATGGACCCGGCCATAGGGCTTTCGAATACTAAAGGTCTGCTTGGAGGAAAGTTCCTTGAGTTTCTTGGCTTCCTGCTTGGATTTGCCACCGAACTCGTCATCGCAGAGGATAATCTTCTTGCACATGAGAATTTCGTCATCCTTTCCGGCATCCAGTTTGGATTCCCCGTAATAGGCCCGAAGTTCATCAGGTAAGAGATGGCGAAAGAAGTTGGTCTTGCCGATACCCTGGTCGCCACAAAGCACCAAGATGGTCAATGAGTATTCCCCGTGCATACTTGCAATGACCGAGCATAGCCATTTGGTGATGCAGAGTTGAACAAACGTATGGTCCTGGTTGGTTGTTCGGATGCTTTTGGTCAATGCTTCAATGCACCCGGTCGGATTGCGATGGCCGTGCCTGGCAAAGAACTGAGTAAATGGATTGTACGTTGGGGTGAAGTCCGAATCCACTATAGCCCCAATTAGTTGCATGCTGACCTCCTTCTTGCCGAAGGCTTCGAGGCAGTCAACGTAAATGTTGTTCAGGTCCACATCGGTAATGGGTTGGCCTTTGTGTTCAATGCAACGAGTTACTGCATTGCGCTTTAGGTCGAATGACCTTAAGAAAGCCTTTATCTGCTTTATCGGTGTGTCCTCGGTATCAGCGGATTTCAGTTCCGTAGTATCAAGAGCCATGGTATTGGCAACGATTTCTTCGAGTCCATCGATGTCGATGTTGTCTATCTCCCGAAGCACCCGGACCGCTGCTTCGGTTGCTGCATTGATGTCCTTTGGACCGCCATTGGTCCCGACACGCATGCGATGGGACTTGGTTGTGGAAACGATGTGCTTGGTGGTTTTGGTTTGAATCTCGATGCCTGCATTCTTGGCAATCCACATGAAGGAAGCGAAGGTTACTTGGTTTTGCTTGGATTGGCAGAGTTGCTTGTACTTGCGGTCGCAGGCTTCCGGGTTGTACTTGGGCGACATGGCACTAACCCGATGGAATAGGTCTGCACCTGGCTCGTGGTATTTTGCAGCAATGGCAAAGCCAATCTTGACCCAATCGGCATAGGAATCGGTCAGGTCAATCCGCTTGGCCTCGATTTGCTGGAGGATATGTTCGACATCGTGTTCCCCGTGTGGGTAGAACTTTGGGACTGGTGAAGCCTTGGCTTTGGGTAGGTAGGTCTTAAATACCGGAACAGGCTTGTCGGTGATGAATGCGTCCGGGTCAAAACTCACAAACCGCAAACGGCTCACGTCTTTGCAAGCAGGGTCCACGATGATGTGATAACGGTCTGCAAGGCGTTTCTCCAAAGCAAAGAAAGCGTCCAAGTGTCGGTCCGGTTCAATGCGGTAATAGGCTGCATACCCTTGGCCCCCGGTGCTTTGGTGCAGAGCGTAGAGGTGTTCGTCCTGCCGAATTGCAAGCACGTCAACGCCTTCGTTGTCCTTGGCATCGATGTCAATGCAGATGATGCCCGAATGCGTTTCAAGCCCTTCTTTGCCTTGCTTCTTGAACTTACCGCTGGGCGTTACGGCTGAAAGCCTGCGTTTGGTTTCTTCGGTCTTGGCTTTGCGGTAGGCCATGACCTCGGTGTAGTAGATGCCGTCTTTGATGTCCTGAATGTATTGGACGAAAGGCATATGGTCTTCGGGGACATTGTTTCGCACACCGCCATTGGTGGACGCTTTGAACATTGATATTTCTGCCATGGCATAAAAAAAAATACCCCGACTGATAGCAGCAGCCGGGGCAGGGGTTAGAGAATGAACCCTTTATCGGTAGCATCACTTGGCTGCTATACAAGTAATGCGTCTAATGGTAAATGTAGTACGCCTGCAAATTTACACTAAAAAGGCATATCACCGTCTTGGGGTGCAAAATTTCCACCGCTGGTCTGCGTCTGCATCGGCTCCATATTCCCACTAATAAATTTTTTGCCATTGGATTCCTTAATCCATCCTGATTGCCTCATTTTAGTTCCATCAGGTAAAATCACGTATCCTCGGTAATCGGGACGCTTAGGGTTGTCGCCTTTGTCGTTGACGAACAGGGTGAAGGTGTTGGGTTGGGGGGTGTAATTGCTCATGGTTGGGGGTTTTGAATAAATTGTTTAAGTTCGTTAATGTTTATTTTTAATTTTTCTCCAAAAATGCCTTCAAGAATCATTACAAGTTGTTCAGTTGTAAATGATTTTTCTGCTAATTGGTTTTCAACTATTTCAGTTTTTGCTTTGCTTTTGTTTACCCTATCCGTTTGGTTTTGATGGCATTGTCTTATTTGCTCAATAGTAGGCCAATTATCCGAATTTTTTGTAATCACAAACTGTTTTCCTTGTGTAGGAATTTTCTTTATCAACCCAATTTCAATTAAATCTTTGTAGAAATCGGACCCAACGTTAAACATTGCACGGATTGCAGGTAATTCTTTTGACTGTATACCATTAAAACTTTTGTAAAAAATAGTAATAGCATAAGCATAAATCTGCAAGTCTTTTTGTGTCTTGTCAGTAATGACGGTGGTTGTGCGTTTTTTCTTCATGGTTTGGGGTTTAGGGATTTGGGTTGTAAATGGTTGGGATTGGGGTTTCGAGTTTGTGATAGTAGGATTTAGTTACTCCGACATAGCCGGACTTGAGTAGGTCGTGCAGCACCCGGTAGGTATAGCGTTCTTTATTGCCCAGCAGTTCAGCAATCTGCTTGGCTCGGTAGGGGCGGTCGCATAGCAACCTGTAAACCCTTACGGCATCGGAGGCTCTTCTCATTTGAAACTAACGGCTATGGACGCTTTGGTGGCCTTGGCGGTGCAGACTGGAACCTGCTCGCCTGTGGATTCGTCAAAGATAACGGTCTTGCCTGCTTGGCGAAAGGCTATTTTCAGCAGTTCCTCCCTCGCTTTGAGTTGTGCTTTGAGGTCGGCATACACTTCGTCTTCCTCGTAGTTCGGGGTCAGGCTACCTTCCTTGAGGGTAATCTCTGCACCGAAGGCTTGGAAGGTCTTGCCGTGCTTGGAGGCTTCGTCGGCAACGGTCTGCTCTGTGGCCTTGATGGTGGCCTCCAGAGCCTTGACGATGGCTTTCAACTTGATGTGGGCCTCGATGGGATTGACCTCGCCATCATTGATTCGGTCGGTCAGTTGCTGGGCGATTTGGGCTATCTCTGCCTTGCAGATGTCGCTCTTGGGGATGGTTATGAGGGTTGGGTAGGTCATGGCTTGGATTTGAAGGTGTCAAAGATTTGGTTGCAATACTGCCCGTAAGGGATGCCGATGGCATTTGATAGGTCGATGCACTCCCCCAAGGTCAGGTGGATGACGAGGGTTTTCTCGGTCAAGGCCCTAACCAAGTCAAGGCCAATAGTCGGGAATCTGTCTTTGAACTCAAGGAGTTTCCGAAACTCGTCTGCGTTCATTTGTTCGAGTAGGTTCATGATTTAAGGTTTGGGTTTGTGATTTGACGGAATTGTTCTAAGGTTATTTTTTTGTAAGATGTGTAGGTGAGCCTAAATGAATCTTCACTCGCACAATAGATATAACTATTATCGTATGGATTCTTTGAAAGCAACAAAGAATTTAGGGGCAAAAAATCCTCTTCTTTATCTTCTTTGCGTATCCATTTGCTTTTTGTGGCTTTCATTCGCCACCACGTATTAAGTTCTGCTTGGTTCTTTTGAGTTACAGGTATGTACCATTTTTTGGGGGCATTCATTTTTTCAAGTAGGTTCATGGTTTTGCAAGTTGGTTTTGGATGAATTGAATGCCTTTCTCGAATCGTGCAGGGGTCATGTGGTCAATATCCTTCATAAACTTGGCGGCCTGCTCCTTTGGCAGTTTGTCAAGCAATGCAAGGAAGTCAGCCTTGAGCGTTGCGGTGGTCAGTTCGTCGTAGGAAGGGACCAGTCCGAGTTTGTCGTTGAGGTCGCCAAGGCCCTGCTGGGCGATAGCCATCTGCACCTCGTTGGACGATGCGATGCTCGTTTCGATTCCGATGCCGATGCAGGCCAAGGCACGGCCCCAAGCAGAGGTTTCGCAGTTTTCGACGTAACTCGTCTTGTTAATCATTGACGAGGTGCGGTCCTCGGAGGCGTGGCCCGTAGCACGGATGCGACCTTCGTTGTCCCGGATAACTGCACGGACGCAGCAGCGGTCGGGTTGCAGGTCGATGAGTTCAGATTCCAACGACCAGCCTGCGTAGGCCGGTTCGTTGCGGAAGTACAGGAGGCGTTGATTGACTTCAACGTAGTCCTTCCCTTTGATGTTGGTGGTTTTGAATTTGTGGGTTGTCATGGTTTTGAGGTTTAGTTGGTGATGAGTGCGAAGATGAACCTTCCGAAGAAGGCGATGCCGGTCATGGTTGCCAGCATGATGTAGCCCGTTACAAGGGCTGCTTTGAGTTTGGCTTGGGTTTGGTTGTTCATGGTTTTGAGGTTTGAGGTTTGAGTTATTTGTGTTTTTTGATATAGATTCTTTTGTCTTCGTATTGTTGGAAGGCGTGGAACGGTGCTACATACCTTATCGCTATATATGCGCCCTTACTTCTCCACGAATACTGATGGTCGATATCTTTAAAAAAAAAGAAGGCAATTACTTTGCAATTTTGTTGCTCAAGTTCGGACACGGCTGCATTAACCCTGTCTTTTAGCAGTCCTTTTATTTGTTCTGGTTGAATTTTCATAAAGTTGGTGTTTGAGGTTTGAGGTTTAAAGAATGTGCGTTGGCGAGTCGCACCCCTCGGTGGGTTAGAGTTTAAAGTCCTGAATTTTTATGCCGTTTGAAGTTGGGTAATTCCCACAACCATCCTGCCATACTTCCCAAACTACACCGTTTACGTTGTAGTAGGTGTCGTTCCCTTTCATCCCAATATAGGATGAGGTTCTGTTATTGCTAATAAACTCGGCTGCTGCGATTGTCATTTCTGGGTTTGTGTAGATTGATGTTTTCATGGTTTTGAGGTTTAGTGGTTGGTTTGTAAAGCAAAGATATAACGCCCCGACCTATTTTGTGCCACCTCGTAGCAAAATAATTTTATACCCCCCGTTTTATTGCGATTTGGGGCGGTTTTCCTACATTTGTAGAAACCTAACCCATGCCCGAATACCACTCTTTACGACCTGCCAAGGCCCTGACCAACGCCTTGGAACGGCTGATGATAGCCATTGACAACGCTGATTTGGAAGGCAACCACGCCCTGCTGCTTGAATACCGGAAAGCCTGCGAGTTACTTGGCTACGACCCTGCTATGGCTCAATGGGCAGGAACCAAAGAGGTCCACCTATCCAGCGGTCCTGACGTTGCCGACCCCATAGCGGTCAATTACTTCCACAAACTAAACCCCGAAGAATGAGAACCATCACCCACCTCGTCGTCCATTGTACGGCCACCCCGAAGAACACGACCATCGCCAGCATCCGCAAGCATTGGAAGGAGGCCCTTGGATGGAAGTCGGTGGGCTACCATCGCATCATTGATTCAACCGGGAATGTAACGGTCTTGGCTCCTGATTCAGCCATTACCAACGGAGTGCAAGGACACAACGCTACGAGCCTCCACGTGAGTTATATCGGAGGCAAGGACAAAGATGACCGTTCTATCGGCCAACGTCAAGCGATTGCCGTGGTGCTGCTTGATTGGCTTAAGAAGTACCCTACCGCAAGGATATGCGGACATAGGGACTTCCCCGGTGTAACCAAGGACTGCCCTCGCTTTAATGCCGAGAAAGAGTACGGCTACCTCTACCTAACTGCCAGCGGTGTAGAACCTGTCGCAGGGGGCGAAGGAGGCAAAGACCTGTAACTCGGGACCTCTTCGGTCCTTGCCCACAAAGCGTCCTGCTTCGAGGGTCATCCAATATCCACCCAAAGGCTTCGGGCCTCTTCCACGTTCAACGTGAAAGCCCATGTACCCGTCTGCCCATTCTTCCTTGTAAGTCGCAGTCCTGACTTGGTGAACAGGCTTTTGAAGAATCTGGTGGGTATTTCGCACATAGCGGTTGACGATGTTTTGGTGATAGTATAGTTCGTGAACGTGGCCCTGCCATGTGCAGTCGTAGCCTTCAATGCTCGCAAGGATGCGCTGGTCTGAAATTACTCCCTTGGTGATGACCCCTCCGCCTGCACTCCCATGATAATAATGCATTACGAAGTTGCAGCGATGGTCGGGGTCGTAAACCATCTTGAAGTCTAAGACACCGCCATAGCCCCCGACTTGAATGTCGGTCTTGCAGGTGTGGTTGAGGATGGTTGCGAAGCGAAGCAGTATGTCCGTTTCTTGGTGTTGGATGATGCTTGTTTCGTGGTTGCCGTAGCCAAGGACCAGCAGGAGGTCTGCATAAGGTCGGAACCATTCGACGGCCGTGTCAACGATGGAATCAAGATATCGCCCGTTGTTGTGTTCGGGTCGGATGTCGTCCTTGCTCCTGCGAGGGTCGCCCTTGCCTTGCATCAAACAAAAAAAGTCCCCATTAACGAGGACTTTCGCACCTCTGCGTCTTGCTTCTTCGAGGTGGTTCTGCAATAGCGAGCGGTCGCACTTGGGGTTATCCCAGTGCAGGTCGGAGAGCAGCAGAAACTCTTGGGTTCGTCCGCACTCAATGGCGTGGACGTTTTTGGAATGCTTGGTTACTTTCATACGAGGTTTTTCAGTTTGGCATTCTCGGCTTGGAGTAGGTGGATGGTGTCCTCCATTTCTTCCAATCGTTGACGCAAACTTACTACCTCGTTGCGAAGTTGTGTTAATTCCTTGTTTTGGGACTCGCTGGTAGCCTGCCACATAGCAAGGACCGCTTGGGCTTGCCTCACTTGCAGGGAGTCCGATTCTACACGGCCCTTGGTGAACCAAGCGACCGCTCCACCCACGATTGCTGCAACGCTCCCGACGATGGTGGTTTCGATTAGGTTCACTTCTCGACCTTTGTTTTATCTATGGCCATCCAACCTACTGAAAGCAAGGTTAATACTGAACCGATGATTTCTTGAAGGGACTCGGTGTCTAACAAGCCTTTGGCGACGAGGGTTCCACCGATGAAGGTTAACAGGTGGCGAAGGAGAGCGATGACTGCTGATTTCATAAAAGGGAGTTTTGGAGTTTCGGGGTTGCGTTTGCGGAAGATTCTCATAGTGATTTGTGTTGGTGGTAGTCCTCGGTGTATTGTTCCTCCCAACCTGCAAAGGCGTGGACTCCGCAGGGTTCGGGCCAAGTTTGGTCTTTTGTCCAGTTCTTCGGCTCGTCGCCTTCCCATAAGACATCAACGCACCAAGCCTTTGGATTTGCAGGGTTGATATGTCCAAGTTCCACAACCGTGCGAGGCTCGACCTCCGAGTCGTTAATGGTTCGGAAGTCAGCGTAAACTGCGAATTCGTATTTTCTGAATGTAGCCATTAGGTCGTAAGGGCTTGGAGTTGAGCGTTGGTTAAGCGAGTTGTGTAGAGGGCAGCAGCACTAATCCTTTGGTTGCCTATCCCCTCAAAAAATACAGTCGGGTTTATATTAATCTGATTTAATGCAGCAGTAAAAGAGAATGCGGTTGAACTCGTCCCAATTTGAACCCCATTGATATACAAA